CGAGAACAGCGGTATGCCGGTCATGCGCGTGACCGACGTTTTCGGCAGCGCATTCGTTGCATCTGGCGCGGCAACCGATGGCCTTTTTGCGCGACTCTCGCGCAAGCTGGCGGGCCGCTCTGAAGCCACGGACGTGTCCGCGCTCAAGAAGATTTTCGCCGAATGGTCGGCTGAAGAGATAGAGAAACGCAAACAGGAAAGTGATACAGAAATGATCAATCTCAAGGCCCTGAAGGCCGCAATCAAGGATGAGGCCCGCCTCACGAGGGCCTTGACAATCGTGGCGTCCGGCGATGCCGAGACGCTCACCGTGGAATCTGTTGTCGCAATGCTCGACACTGAGGACGCAAAGGCCCAGTCCGCCGCCGCCGCCGCCGCAATCGAGAAGGCCAAGACGCTCGAAGCCGAACTTGCCGCCGAAAAGGCCAAGGCAGCCGAGGCGGAAGCAAAGCTCGCCAAGGTTGCGACGCTTGGTGTCGAAAAGCCGCTCGCGCCCAGCATCGGGCAGGCAAGCGAAAGGTTTACGGGGCTGACCGCCAAGCTCGCCCCGAAGTACGCCGAGAAGGGCATCAACCTGACCATCGGTGGCATCTCCGACATGATCGTGCCCGCGATCTGGATTCAGGGCATGGCCGACGAGCCAATCGTGGAAAAGAACGAGATCATGGACAGCAACGTAGTTGCAGCCGCACCTCTTTTCACTCAGATCGCATCCGGCGCTGGACAGTCCGCGAACATTCCGTTCTTCAAGGAACCCGATTTCACCGACGCCATCCAGGCCGAAAGCACAGAGCCGACGATCAACAAGATTTCGCAGATCAAGACAGTTGCTCCGATTCTCAACCGCGAGTATGCCTTCGGCGCGACGGCGCTAGCCGTGCAGGCCAGCGGTACCGATCCGATCGGTTCGACGCTCCGGTACATCCAGCGCATCCGCAACCGCCAGCGCAAGGAGACGATGCGCAACATCCTCTTCGGCGCTTTCGGCTCGCACACGGACACGACCGCCGCGCTCAACTCGATGCGCCTGAACAAGTGCACGACAACCGGAAGCCTTGTTACATCCGGCGCAACGAGCAACTACCTCAACCTGCGTTGGATTCTCGACGCCGCCGCCCTGCTTGGCGAGAACATCGACATGATCGTCGCGCTCTGGGTGCATCCTGAGATTCAGGTCGCCCTGACGGACATGGACGTGACGGACTTCGTCACGCCGAGCGATGGTGCATTGATCCTGAAGGGGTACCGCAACTGCCGAATCTACGTGGACAAGAATCTGAAGACGACCGAGACGATCAACAGCGTGCCCAGCGTTCCGATTTACCGCACTTACATGATGAGCGCGAATACCATCGCCCGCGGCGAAAAGCCACAGAGCACGAACATCGGTGACGTGGCCTCGATGACCACGAAGGAAGATGCAGCGACCAACGACCGCAAGGTCTACGACCGCACGCGCTTCCTCATGGGCCTCAATGGCCTTAGCTGGAAGGGCACACCCAGCGGCGAGTCCGCGACCAATGCCGAACTGGCGACCATCACGAATTGGGAGCTGGCCAAGAACGGCGACACGACCTTCGACGCCCGCAACTGCGGTGTCGCCGAGCTTATCACAAACGGCTAACATTTGGTGAGGGGGAGTTCATGGTGGGGGGCGGCTGGGTATTGGAGTTCCTAGTCGCCCCCTTTGAACCCCAGAACCAAGGAGGAAACACACATGGCATTCTCATTTACACCCCGCCTTGAACGCGGGAAAAACGGAAGCGGAAGCATAAACCAGCTTCTCACGTCGCTAATCGCCGCAATTTCGGCGTATCTTGAGGACATCGTCGATCCAGCCCATCTGACCGACGGCATCATCACGACCGCCAAGCTGGCAGACGAAGCTGTCGAGACGGCCAAGCTCGACGACGGGGCCGTCACGACCGCCAAGCTCGACGGAGGTTCAGTCACGGGGGCCAAGCTCGATGCCAGCGCGTATTCGGTTTGGGCTGTGACCGGGGCAGATGCTTCGGCAGCCGCGCAAGACCTCGCCGCCGTGGGCGTTGTCGCGACGCTTCGCATCCTCGAGGTTATCAACCACACCGACGGCACGATCGTTGACAAGTCCACGATTACATCAGACGTGGACAAGTTCGTTCTAGCCAGCGGCAACCTTGCGGAAAAGAAACTGATCATCCGCACACTTCCGGCGGAGGGCTAAAGCTATGACACCCAACGAAATCGCAGAAGGTCGCTATGAAGCGGCCCGACTGGAGCGGATTCGTCGCAAGATGAATCGCGACCCCGACCTTCGCGCACTCGCGCAGGAAAACGAAAAGCTCCGCAAGGAGATCGAAGAACTTAAGGCCAAGCCAGCCAAAAAGTAATGGACATAGACGACATGGCCGCACAACTCGCTGGCATCTGTGATTACGCAGGTGCCAGCGTGTCGTTTTCCGTCAAGGGCGGCGTGACGCTCACTTCGCCGTATGTATTTTCCGCAATCTTCTCCGCGCCACGCCATGACACGGCGGCAGGCGAGACAGCATTCGATACCGAATATCCGACAATATCGGCTCCCAGCGGCAAGTTCGCTGGCATCGAGCGAGGCGACCTCTGCACGATAGACGGTGTGGCCTACAGCGTAATCCGCCTGATCCCTGACGGGTATCTGAAAACTCAAGCGTATCTGGCATATGAGTAATCCGCGAGCACTCGCTTCGGTTGTAGTTGACGCCCGCGCAATCGGAGTTGTGCGGGATGGTTTCCGCAACCTCGACAAGCAGTTGCGGCTGGCCATTAAACGATCAGTCTGGCACACCTCACGAAGGATTAAAAAGGAGGTTGACCAGACCCTGATCTCTATCCTGCACGTCAAGGCTGCTATTGTGCGCAACCGCCTGCACATCCGCTTTAACGCTGCCAAGCAATACGACAGTGGATTTTATTCTAGCATCTGGATCGGACTGAACCCAATCAGCCTGTCTAAGCTAGACCCGCGCAAACAGGCTGGCGGCGTAAAAGCTGGCCCAGTATTTGTTCCAGAAGGCTTTATGCCCGGCGGCAAGTTTGGAGACACAGTTTTTAAGCGTAGGTACGAGACTCAGCGGCTTCCGTGGGACAAACAGTATTACGCTTTTGACGAAGAGATGATGAAACTGCTAAAGTCTCAAATACTCCCAAAGATTCAAGCAATTTTCGATAACCAATTCCAGAAAGAAGTAATAGGGCTGTTCTACGAACGCGACATAAACACCAAGGCTCGCGCACGTCAGCGGACGGTAAGAAAGGCATACGATGCAAGAAACTAATCTAACAGCCCTTCACGACGCAATTAAGTCAGCGATTCGAGCAGAGTTCACTGAATCGCAGGTTCCGACCATTGATTACTACACGCGCCCTAAAAAAACCGTAACAACTCCCGCAATTTTTTTCGAGCTGACAGGGTTGACTCCATCTGAAGAAGACCCAGGCACGGAGCAAAGCCAGATGATCGCCGCGTTTACTCTCTACGTGCTGGTCAGTTATCGCGCCGAGGCTGCAAAACTCGCCGTCCGCGAACTCGTAGGCAAGCTCTGCAACCTCATCTACTACAACCGCTGGGGCTTGAAAATCGGGCAAGCTGAACTCACATCAGCGCAGCCAGATCAGTTTTCCGTTGAACCCGGCGGCACGGGCAACGGCTCGATGCAGTGCTTTGAAACATGGAGCATCGACTGGACGAACGAAATACTGCTTGGCGCAAGCGTGTGGGATACAGACCCTGAGCCAATACCGACAGAGGTATATGTCGGGATTGCTCCAGACATTGGGCCGGACCACGAAGACGATTATCAGCAGGTTGTGCCATGAGCAACACACGCTTTGATCTATCGGACTCGATGCGCAGGATCGGAGGATTGATCCGGCTTGGTACAATTGCGACAGTTGAGCCGCAATACGGATACGCTACCGTTGCCATCGGAGACCTACGCACGCGCCCGCTCCCGTGGCTGACCTTCGCTGCCGGGGCCGACAAGACATGGCGGTGTCCGAGCGTAGGGGAACAGGTGCTGGTTCTTTCGCCATCCGGCGAACTATCGAACGGCGTGATAATCTGCGGGGCATACTCGACTCAGAACCAGGCCCCAGAACAAGACCCAGACGAGTGGCTGATCGCGTGGCGCGACGGCGCTGAATGCCGTTACAATACATCGACCGGGGCATTGACCGTAAGCGGATTTGCTACGATCAACATCGAAGGCAGCGGAAAGGCTACGATCAACATCGGCGGAGATGCAGATGTTACCATAGGAGGCGCGGCAAACCTTGAAGTTACTGGGAACGTCAACGTCAAAACTCCCACACTTGCTCTGGACGGGGACATGACCTGCACAGGCACAATCACGGCTGACGTTGAAGTTGAGGCCGCGGGGATCTCTCTCACCACGCACAAGCACGGAGGCGTGCAGACCGGCGGCGGACAGACCGGCATTCCCGTATGATTTTCGTCTTGCAAACCGAGCTAAATCAAAGCAAAAAGACACCATGCGCGGGACCAATGCAACGACCGGAAAAACACTTGACGGTGCGGCATGGATTCGGCAAGCGGTGACTGACATCCTGACGACCCCGATCGGCTCGCGCGTTGGTCGCCGCGATTATGGCTCTAGGCTGTTTGCGCTTACCGATTCGCCGCTGAATCCTAGCGGGCTGCTTGATCTTTACGCAGCGACCATCGAGGCAATAGATAAGTGGCTGCTTGATGCCAACGGCAACAAGCTACTGAAAATCAATAGCGTCAAGGCCTCTACCGTGACCCCCGGCAAAGTGACAATCACGCTTGATGCGTCCATTTTAGCAACAGGCGAGCGAACCATGATCGGAGGCATCGTCCTATGAGTACCCGCAGCGCAATTGATCTTAGCCTGCTTGATGCGCCATTTTTCATTGAGCAGAAAGACTTTGAGACCATCGTCGCTGAGATGCTGGCCACGCTGGCCACATACGCGCCGACGCTCGAAATCTCTGAAAGCGATCCAGCCTACAAGATCATCGAGGCGCTGGCCTACCGCGAGATGAATCTCCGGGCAGAGACGCAGGACGCGGGCGAACAGAACATGCTGG